TCAAGAAAATCGAATACGGTATCCTGTGGCACACCAGCACTGAGGGCTTGGTAAAGTGCTGGCATGGTTTCTTCGGTGGTTCTGCCCACTGCATTATCGAAAGCAAGCACCTGATCTTCCATTTGCTTCATAGCTTGCTCGGAAATATCAGGGAGTAAGGTAAAAACTTCATTCATGCCCTGCTCAAATTGAGCAAAGGTTTCGACCCCTGCCGCGCCAAATGCGATTAGTGCTGAGGTGGCACTAACAATCGCACCCGTCGTAACCGCTATTAAAGCCGTTCCCATTTTCTGAGTATTGTCAGCAACGCCCGACAGCACTTTTGAAGCATTATCTTGGGCATTGATGATAATTTCAATGGAATTACGACTTGGCACTATAGCTCGCTTTCGTCAAGATTATTAAACTCATATTCATTGGATAAATTAATCGTATCAATCCCCGATGCAGTATCCTGCTCACGCTTATGAATGATTGCAATCTGATTGCGGATAAGCCAATGATATTCCAATAATGCTTCATCCTGATTCAATAATTCGCTCGGTGTACAATGGTACATTTCAGTACATTGGATATAGGTCTGATGTTCATGCGAAATCGGTATATTTTGTTGTTTTAAAAAATATACCGATTCAATCTCAAGTATCAATTCCCTTTTTTTTCGGCTTTCGGTTGGAATTGCTTCATAATCCAGTCCCGTTCCGCAACCGATAACAATTCAATCGCCCCATCCTCATTCGGTTGGGGAAGTGGATTGTCGTCATCGTCTACCCAATTCCACGAGATCACATGCTCACGGATAAGGTTATGACCAGCATTTTCGACTTCACCAGCGATTTCAATGGATTTCAAGCCAAATTCGGGTGTATCTGCATATTTATTTTGCCTTGCAATCAGTGAACCGATAAGCTCCCGATAGTTTTGCATCGTTCCCGTCGACGGGGAACGCACCACAATAAACGCATCGTCACCCTGTAATTCAGGTGGGCTAAAAATTGTTAATGTATTACTACGTTTCGGCATCATGTACTCCTAATTGATTGTGTGATTCAAATTAACTACCTACGTTCAGAATACCGACTGCACCATCCACAACCGCTTCCATGTCAAGCGTCATCGGGCCAGCCTCACCTGCGGCAATTTTGATTTTGCAGGTTGTTAGACGGAATTCGCCAGTATAGAACCGAGTACCAATAACTTTACCAGCAGGGTAAACGGAAATTGTCCGTCGCCCACCAGTATCGAACCATGCTTCCAAAATATCACGGGCTTCGGCACTTGCGGTAGTCCACAGTGCTTTCAATGCCAAACTTGCGTCACGTTTGCATTCTGTCCGTAATTTGAAATCACCATCAAATGTGACACCATCGCCGATTTCTCGGTTCATATCCAGACTGGCTTCGTTCGCACTGCCTGAAATATTGACAGGGGTACCAGCATCGTTGTCCACTTCAATCACTGCATTGCAAGCAGATAAGTGGGTCGAGGTTTGAGTCATGATTTTACCTTTCGTTTATCACTCATTATCATCACCAATATTGTACCATAATAATCATCCTCAATAAAAATTCTCGTTCGTAATAGCTGTAAACGAGAGCATGGAAACACTCAAAATGTGCAATTCTAGGACAGCATAGGACAGCTTAAAACAGTGTTTCCTGCTTGCCAGTGTCGTTTATGCACAATCATAGCTTAGCGTTGCTGGAAAACGCGAACCGTTTCCTGTGAGAGAGGGTTAAGTGCTGTGGCAATAGACCGTTTTTGTCTTGTGACACGGGTCTTATTTTGCAAATGGGAATGGCAATGCCGATTCACCACAGCACTTATCCAGACTAGCGACATTATTATAATCTATCATTTTTAGGGCATTTTTTTGGATCTCATCGGCATGAGGAATATCGGCAATTTCATCAGAATCGGCAACGGCAAAATCGGCAATGGTGAAAATATTTTTCGCTGTCAATAATTCGGCATAATCTGCCAATTCAGGATATTCGCTGACGGGGGGCGTTTTGTCCAAATGCCGTACCACGCCCATTTCAATCAGCGTGTCGATTTTGCCTTGTGACAAAACTTTATTCAGATTGTGAATTGTCCCTCGTTTATAAATTTCATTTTTTATGAAGGGTTGTCCGATCATCAAATATGCGCCCATTTAAAATATCTCCAATGTGATTGTCACACGAATTCCGATAAATTTCTGATTGCTATATTCAAACACGACCCGTTCCGCAGACCACTTAAAATTCTGAATCACTTGTTGGCTGTCCCCAAAAAGAGGGCGAACCTTTTGAGCATCCAAAACATCAGTGATGGCTTGGGCAATTGTTACGAATTTGGTCATGCCTTGCGAGAAATTGGTCAAGGTACTGACATAAATATCGGCATGGAATACGAATTGTTTTTGTTGCAAAATTGAGACTGAGCCAAAGGAATTCTTAGCAGTCTCTCCCATGCCCTCCCATGATTGCGGATACACTTGCAATAATGGCAAGTCCCCTTCGGGAATATTGTCGGTAATCTCTGACAGGTCTTGAGATCGCGTTATCCCTGTGGCTGTGGACAGTGTATCTTCAATAGCAGTGTTTAGCGTAGCAAAGGTATAGGTTCCCATGATTATCCAAATCCGTGATTGCGTATCGTAATCGACACTGAATCACCTAAAATTTCTTTGATTTTGTCTCTATTATCATCAATTGCATTTTTCAAAAAATGTCGTGGTTTTAGACCACCGCGCAGATAAATTCCACGCGCCACTGCATAAGCGTTCAGCCCGTGTCGTCTTGCCCATCCTTGCAGTGCTGAGGGTGGGGGGAATTTTGTTGCGGCATGACCAGCAGGTGTGCCAGTCCCATCTTCCATATATGGTGCATATTCGACGTTTGAGCTAACGCCGACAATTCCCTGCACACCGATACCCAAGAACGAATTGACCTCTACTGACTGATTAATACCAGCCCGTAATCGCCCCGTATCGACAGGGGCATTTTTCTTCGCGTCTCTGAGAACGATCATTGTGGCTCTGGTCATATCACGCATCATTTGTTTACCATGCAGATCATTCCCGATTTTGCGAAGATTGTCGGAAACCTCTTTCATATTCCTAATTTCAAACTCAGTCGTTGTCATGTGTGACCTCGAAAATATGCACTTTTAAGCGATTGCAGGATATAATCAGTGCTAGGTGATAATCTGCAATCTGATATTCTTCCTGTATGATTTTAATCTTTGATAAGATACCAGTGGCTTCATAGGGAATCATAATTGGATTCACATTATCCCAAATAACATTACCACTGTCATCTATATCGAATAATCCGCACAATTCCATGAGGTCTAACAATTCTCGCAACATTATTTCCCTCCAAATTTTGGTCTGCGTAAGCCTGAGAAATTAAGCAATACCTGAACGTCCTTATCCAACTTACTCAAGTATTGAGATTGTCCCAAATCCGTATTCAATAATGCGTCTGCCATGCCGCCCTGCAATCTCTTATAAATCCTAACAGTTTGCATAATGGCGGCGGTTTTAATCGGCTCTGGTACACTGTCTGCATATCCCCATCGGGCAGTGATTTGAACATTAGGTTCGCTTGCGGAAGGGGTATTGACTGAATCAAAGCTATATCTCGTAAATTTGCCCTGCGTACTGGTACTGGTCAGCATAATGCCCGTGTAGGGGGTAATATTAAATTCGGGACGTTCAACCGACCCCCGAAATCCGCGCCACATTGCCGATGTCAGAACCGTATCATATGTGACATCACTCAATGAATCTTTGAAAGCCACGCCCGTAATTTCGATACAGGGGTCAATCCATAAATAATTGAACCCGTTTCCTGCATACACCCGAGCCGTAGCAGTCTGCACAGCTTGAAAGCCCACATCAGTATAACCACAGTAGGCATCAATCATCCGACAGGCAGCACTTAAATATGCGCGTAATTGCCCATCATTACTATCGGAAGTCATATTCATGGCTGTTCGCACATCGGCTTCGCTTGCATATAATTCAGTCGTCATAATGCTATCCCTTGATTGGTCGTAATTCTGCCCCGACTGCCCTATTCTTGATATGATTATAATCTATTATAGTCCATTTTCGTTCTGAATAGAACGCATACCGCTTGCCATACTCAGTCGTGGGGTCAAAATAATCCAAGATATTTTTTGACCAGAACCAACGATGGGTGGGGTCGTCATGGATGGTGGGTGATTCAAACGTGGGATATTTGATGTATATTTTCCCTGTCGGTTTAAGAATACGCCAGCACTCGTTCATAGCTTGAAAAATGTTGATTTCAAGGTGTTCAAAAACACTGACAGCCTGAATCATGTCAAATTGGTTATCACTCCAACACGTCCATGGGGTATGATTCAAATCATACACAATATCAATGTGGTCATGGTGCTTCGTTATATCGTGGTTGATATAATCAGGGAAATATCGCAGACCTGCACCTAAATTGAGATTCATTGCCATATATCACATCCTAAAATTATTAGCCTTATCATACGTGTCAAATTTTGCGGTAAATATTATTTGTTCCTGAGCAAAAACAAAAACGCGCCAATTATTATTCCATGACTGAAAGGTAAGCAGATAGGAATGGTTTTCAGTGAACGTAAATGAATCACTTGTAAGCACTGGGAACGTCCCGTTCGCTATGAACGAATCAGGATGCTTGCGATCACGAAATGATCTAATATGTTTTGGTGTTGGTATTAATTGTTTCGTTATCATGCCTTCATTATACGCGGATTAGAAATTTAGGCAAGTTCAATCAATTTTAACATGCTTTGAGGAAACACTTGACAGAATTTTAACTATTTGTTAAGCTGTAAGCATTGACAAACTAAGCACTGAAAGAGACCGAAATGCACTCAGTCAAGCGATTAATTGATAGAGGCTATGAGCAATTGATTGATAGAGGGAAATGGAGTTGATTATGAATTCGGCAATGATTAATGATTTGAATAAGATCATTGAACAAATTCAAGAAATTATCGACATGCACCTATCCTACCGTGAACCAGATCACGTTATGCTGGCGCTTGAGTATGAAAGTTTAGAATACCATCAAGACTTATTAGATTATCTGCAAAGAGAGAGTGAAAAACAGCATAGGACTTGATTTAAGCTGTTTTCCAGAGCATCAAGCTATATACACTGCTAAACATAGCTGGAAACACCGGAAAACACTGTTTCCAGAGCAAGAAAAAAGAGACTAGATTGATACCTAGTCTCTTTTTTTGATTCGTGCTGATTTTAGCTAATCCGTGACTGTCGTCCAAACCGAAGTGCTGGCAGGACGGAAACGGGGCAGACCGAACACAAGCACTGAGAACATCCGTGCCCCTGCTGGTGTGCTTTCAACATTGAAATAATTGAAGCCACCCGATACATCAAATTCCTCATTGCGGATTTCAATGCAATGATAGGTATCGGCATCGGCAACGGCAACATCCTTGCCACCACTATTCAATGTCTTGAGAGTGCCGCCCGTCAGTGCGTTGGCTTGTTCAAAATCGACATCAATTGCATTACCACTCCCTGCTTCGGCAGTGATGATCACGACTAAGCGAGAATAATTGCCCACATCAATTCGCGCTGCCAAATCTTGTACAGTGCTATGATCGGCAACGGCAATACCAGACAACAATTCCCATTGTTCGCTGAAATTTGCTGTAAACATAATCTATCCTTCCTTCAAGCGATTAATTCACTTGACTTACGTGGACTTATCGCCCAAACGGACAAATGGTGAAACTTGCGTACTACCGTCCCGATAGGTAATCGGTGCAGATAGCCAAGGTTGTCCATCATGCCGCATGATTGCACGCCATGAGGTCTGATTATTCTGGAAACGCTCATGAGCCGACATATCGACTGTGATGGCTTGACGATCACCAACGAGGTAATAACCACAATCCACAAGGATAATGTCACCTGCTGTGCCAAGTGCTGGCAATTTGTCAGTGAATTTGATCGGATGCCCAAGCAGTGAACCTGGTGTGCCACTTTCAGCACTGCCCCAAAGATAGGAGGCATTTCCACTTGGCCCATTCATTGCCAAGAGTGTCGGCATGATTGACTGAGAGGCTACCCACATCAAATTGGAGCTTGGGAGCGCTTGCGCCAGCATATTGATTAAATCAGTGTAGGTCACATTATCTGTGCCTTCACGATTGACTGTGATGGTTGCACCAGAATTGATAATTCCTAACGGCTTACCAGCACCAGAACCTTGCAGATAATCATAATCTGCTTGTGCAGTCAGGGCGCGTGGCAATTGTGACATCAGGAAATCTTCGAGACTGACTGCACTATCGTCAAGCAATTGGTTGCTTGAGCGTGTGTAGGCTGTCAATTCATTGGCTGTCAATGTCACATCACGGAAATTCATCGAACTTTCAGTCATTGCACCAGCTTCTTCGGTGTAGTAGGTGATAACACCCCCGAACCAAGAGAAGCCACCCGACACTGTACCCGTCTGGTCAAGTGCTGGAATTGTGACTTGGCGACGATTCATGCGAATAACTTCGGCACGAGGGCGAACAATGGTTTCAGTTTCGGCAAGCTGTAGGACACGAGCTTGGAATTCTTGGGGGACTAAAAAGCCACCTGTCGCGCCAACACCTTCTGCCAGCGCTTTGGCATTGGTAACACGCATCACCTTTGATCGACCTTCGCCATCACCATCCCAATAATCTAGCCCATTACCGCTCATGATTTGATTGGCTTTGAGGTGATATACTGCTTTGAACCAATGGCCTAAACTTTTATATCCACTAAATTGAGTGGGTACTTCTGGCTCTGGTTCTTTGACGATGGGTGGCGCGGTTGCGATAGCAGACTGCCGCTTGGCTTTCAATTCGCCCAAAACATCTGAACGAGCGACCAAATCTTTCGCTTCGTTAAGCAGACGACCCGCTTTTTCCATATCTTCGGCGGTAATGTCTGCACTCTTATACAGTTCCATTGCTTGATCTGTAAACACTTGTGCCTGCTCAAGCAATTGATTGGTTGTTTCAATTTGCATGGGATTTCCTTTCGTTAATTCTTGCTTGGATAAGTTTACGATTTATATCACCTTTGATGCGTTCAACGTCCATTTTTTGAGTGAGTAACGCATGGGTTGGCTCGGCTCTGGTTTGAACATCAATACTGAGTGATTTCGGGCTTTCAATGATAGGTATTTCACGATTCAAATAAGATGATGGAATTAGATCAATAAACATACTGACAATGGTATCGGTCAATTCTGAGAAATCAGCCACATCTTTTTCGTCCCAAGCATTCATAGCGAAAAATTCATCTATCCGCATTATGAGCCACTCTTGGAATTGTGCGCGCAGAATCTCATCGACAGTCTGGTTTTTTTGAAGATAATCGTCACTAACATAATTGGCAGTCACAGTCGTATCATTCACTTTACAATAGCCAAGATTCTTGGTGACACCGTGAAAATTGCGACAGCTTAAACACATGGCACTATCATTCGCCATGCGGTAATTGTTGGGCATATTTTTGACAATAATGGGTTGGTCAATGATTGGTTCATCTGTGATTGGTTCATCGTTCTTAACTACGACAGTTTGGGTCGCAGCATTCATGGCGAAAATAACGGGAGAGACTTCCCACAATTTGATTTCTTTGATAAATCGGACATTCTTAACGCCCTCATTGGTTTGAATCTCTTGGTAAGCAGATTTTACAATTTCAAATCCAATGCTGTACTCAGTGATAATTCCCGAAGCAATTCTGCGGAAAATTTGTGCCGACGGGTCAGTAGGCTCATCTAGCATGTATTGAGATTCTACAAATAATCCGCCAGTGGCATCAGGATATTCTGTCAATAATTCAAGTGGCAAATTCTGCTTAGGGACTTCCTGAATACGAAGAATTTTAGCGACTGCGTTTGTCGTGCTGTGGCTATTGTGATTGTCAAGGACTTTTATTTTATGCCCTCGTTCCACAATCGTTTTAGCGAATGCACCAAATGCAATAATATCGTCACCATAATCTAAATTGCCAGCGATTGCGACGAATGCTGCCACAATCCCCTGTGAATTATCAAGTGATTTAATTAAGGCTGGAAAACTTCGTACTTGTTTCTGCATAATGTACCTTTGTCAGTTTCTCACATTGTACCATGATTTATAAACGGCAAAATTATTTATATTCTTGTGGCCCGAATCGCTTTGGGCGCTTACGTTCCTCAGTGCTAACCGCCTCATTTATGATTTCAATCTCATATTTGCCGCCACAGCTAGGGCATACAGTCTCAAGCCGTACATCACCACTGTATAGCTTGAAAAATTTACGACCACAATTGGGGCAGGTTATCCACGTATACTTATCCATAGTAGGGCAATTCCACACAACGACAATTTATGAATTCTCCAAGTGGCAAACTACGATCACCGGGATGCTTACAGGGATAGCCGCCCACATAAAAATTATCACTCATTTTGATCGCACCAATCCCCCCACCCTCTGAGTAGGTTTGCCATGCTGCCATATGCGTTTCACGAGTGCGACTGTCAGACGTTGCCCACCATTCCTTGTACGGAACATCCACCAATTTAAAATATTCATGATTGCCAGCACTGATTGCGCCATGTGTTTCGGTACGTGCTATCATTTCGGTGCGATAGGGTGGCATACGATCACGCATGAAAGCCCAATCTTCGGGGGATGTATTATTGTTCATGTATTGCTCAAACATTTTTTCAATGCTATTCCCTATCTTGTCAGTGCCATGACCATCGGCAAGACCATCACGAATAATCGCATGAATCCCATCACTCGTTGTATTATTGATTTCACGCGCAAATTTTAGCTCATAATTTTGAAACCATGATTCACCCTCAATACTGCTACGAATAGGAAAATCGGCTTCGGCTTTCCTGCTTATGGGTGGTTCATAGCTTGACAATTGCAATTCCTTATTCCATTGCAGACGAGATTCATTGATTAATTCAATCATGAGGGGCTTGAATGATTTCTGCCAACCCTTACGACCTGCCCCATTCAAATACAATTTGATTTGATGTTCAAACGACTTGTAATCAAATGGTTGTTTTTGCTGTAAGTTCTCAGATTTGAGCTTGCTAAACAGAGCCATAATTGATCGTTTATCGACTTCAAATTGAGATATAGCGGCATTTTTGAATTGTGGTTCATAGCGTGTCGCTAGTGAATCTTGCTGGTCAGCGATTTTTGTTTTTGTCTCTATATCCCATGATTTAATCACATGCTCAAGAAACTTTTTTTTTGCTGTGGTGCTATCTTGTGCAGAGGCTTCGCTCATTGCAGGTACGGGCGATTCAGGATTATTGTTCGGTGCTGGTGCTGGCAATGCTCGAGGCTGTGGAGGATTCAAAGCATAGGAAACAGGAATTAAACCTGCTGGCATATAGCCAATGTCACCACCCTCAATGTCTGGAATATCTAAACCTGCGATAATTTTAGCCACATTGGGAGGCACAAAATTGCTTACCAATTGGACATAGGTCGCAACCTGTATGGATGTATCCGCAGCAAAGGCTGGAATTCCTGAGACATCAAAGCGCAAAAATGCACCATCATTGCCAATCTTGACTTTGTGTGAAAATTCTTCCTCAAAGAGCATCAATTCAGAATACATCACTCGTTGCCAAAAATCATTTTGCGCGGCTTCAACGTTGCTATATTGGCTCGATTGCTCATCCAACCCTAACAAACGTGCTGGCACACCAAAAACCGCAGTGGTGCGGCGCACATTACGCATATCAATTTTATCCAAATTCATATCATTGAATGATGGGACAATATGTGAAAACGTACCCCCCGAATCAATTACAATCGGCTTGCCCCACTCAGATGAGCCACCGTATAATTCTGTGACTTGATCACGCAATTTCAGAATGTCAGCGTTATCCGCCTCATAAGGCAATGAGATAATACCACCGGGCATAATCCCATTTTTTGTGAAAAAACGAACAATAAAGTTTGTGATTTCATTATCGGTGTCGATTGAATAAGCCGCCGCCGACATGGGGGACAAACCAAAGCCACGCCCTTCCAAATCATCATAAGGGTTGGGGAATTTGATGTGGCACATTTTATTGGAAGGAATTAAATAAGCATCGTCAAGCGTTGACCCATTAGGTAAATAGGCATAGCCAATCACTGACTGAGTATTTTCGGATTTATCATGGATAATCCGCACCCGATCAGGTCGTAATGGATACATACCACGCGGTAAATTATCATTTATTCCCGTCAAATAAACAAAACAATTACCATGAAGATTCAAATACAGCAGGCAATATTGGATAAATTCGATACGGCTCATATATTCATTGGGACGTAGCGCAAGTTTCGCCAGTGGATGTCCCGAATCATCAATTAAATCTGCGTCATCCACTGTGCCTTGATATGCACGTAAGGGCGCTTGTGAAATAGCGGTCAATTTGTAATTAATCGCAGAATAGACAATTTCGTTGCGGCTATAGCCCTCTTTCACGTATGCTTCATAATCAATTAATGCCCACTGGTATTTCCCATAACGATCAGGGGCAATGGTAATTGGCAATGGAAATTCTGAGGCTTTGCGCTGATTGAATACTGTTTTCCATAAGCGACGAAAGTTTTCAATGAGTGTTGGCATTTTTCACCTTTGATGTGAAATAATCTATACCTATAATACCATGAAATTAATTCAGATGAAAATAATTGGAAATGATCAAAAAACCAGCACATGGAATAGCTCAAAATGCAGATTCAGGGCATAGCATAGGACAGCTTAAAACAGTGTTTCCTGCTTGCCAATGCTGTTTATGCACAATCATAGCTTAGCGTTGCTGGAAAACGCGAACCGTATCCTGTGAGAGAAAAACGGGCAAGCAATTATCAAGGGCGTTTTGACTGCTTACAGGTATCTTATTTCATTCATTCTGTGCGCTTTTTTCGCTCATCCAAGAATTGCCTTAGCAAATTTTGACGATATTGCTCAATTTGTACCCGTCTGGTTTTGTGACGGTTTAGAATCGTGTCCTTGTGTGGGTGTGGATAATGGGGATTCTGTAGGGATGGGATAAGAAGACTTTAACTTATACTTTGTGCATCTCCTGATTAAATACCAAGTCACCTATTCGCATGTACAGACCGTCACGGATAGCGACCTCATAATCATACTGCATGAGCCAAGCCTCAGTCGGATTACCACGCTTGTCAAACTGAACATTGTTATGCAGATGTCGTACTGCCCCCTCTTGTTCTTTGGCTTTCTTAATCAGTACATCAATTCGGTTTTGGTTTAGCATATTGTCTCTCCTGTATGTTTGTAGCTTTCTACAATGCGATTACGTTGCTACGGCGGCGGCGTGTCTGCGTACTGATGAGATACCACGCTAAGGCTATCGCATCACCCCCGTCAGGACTGCGACCAATGCGATCTCTGATTTTATCTTTGGATTCCTTCATGCGAATTACGCCCATGCTCTCTGAATATTCATGAACAATTAAATCCTGAATCATTTTATCATCGGGAGGCAATGCTATATTAGCGAATGCGGCACTGCTTGGGTCAAGTGCTTCACGCAATGCCCAATAAGCAGCGACACGGGTGTTTTGGAATGTATTAATACCCGTTGAATCAGTCAGTGCATTGCCTACCCTATCGACTGCTTTCGCACTGAATTTAATATTCTTGACTGCATAGCCATCATTTCTCAATACTTGATAAGCACCTGCACCAATGCCTAAGCCATCGAATGCAATCAAATCAGTCTCTTTATTAATTCCCAATTTTATAAGTCGGGGAATGGTCACCATAACTTCCTCGTTGAAATATTTCACGTATTCGCAGACATTGCCAACCCATCGACTTATTGCAGTATTATCCACGCCCGTATCCGCAGGGTCTACGCCCCACACAACCTTTGGCTCATCATTTTTATAATCTAAGAATTCTTGTGCCTTATGCCAGCGATTCACAGCATCCTGTATCCAAGATAATTTGATAATGCCCCAATCAGATGATTCGGCAAATTCCCCTAAGAAATGATTTTGAAATAATGGTGAATCTTCGCCCCATAATCGCTTCTGTGTTTCGACATGCTCAATATCAATCATGCCAGCATCCAAAGCCTCGTCAAGTGAAACAGATTCGGTATGCCAATGTTCTAAGCCTGTGGCATGACGATGTATATCATAAAATCTGCCGATTGGTGCGCCCGGTGTACTGAATACCCCAACGAATGCGTTAGTACCTGCGGTAGCGAATGCCCCCTCAATTGCATCAAAGATTTCATCGGGGATAATTTTAGCCTCATCAAATACGTAAACTACGGTAGCGGCGTGTGCGCCCTCAATTCGTTCCGCGACATTGGGTGAGGTCATAAATACGTGTTTTTGCCCCTGATTCAATTGGATTTCTCGTGCCAAGATTTCTTTGCCATCACGCATATCCACTCCAATGGATTCAAAGTCTGCTTGGAATGCCCACTTGCGAATTTCAGGGAATAGGTACTTGGTCAATTGCTCCCATACACTTGCTGTACAAATAATTTTAATCTCAGTGGGACAGCATGTAACCGCCCAAAGGATAAACACGGAAGCCATTGCGGTTTTGCCCACACCACGCAGACTTTTGACCGAAACACGACGATATTTTTGTAGTGAATTTAGGATGCGTTTCTGATAATCATGTAATTCCATACCAATCACATCATGAGCAAAATCGACAATTCCTCCCTCATCGTCCCAATAATGCTGGCGACGTTGCTCATAAATAGGATTATCAAGCGAATTAATCTTCGCTTTCTGCACCTTGTATTGATATATTTCCTGCATTAAGTAATCTGGTAGCAATATTATGGTCTCCTATTGCCATTCTAAAATCATCTAGCCCACCGAATTGTCGAATCACTTGCTCAATTGCTATTTTGCCAAACTGGACATCCTCTAGCAATTGCGTGCGCCAATCTCTGATATTCACGTTATGATGTTCCGACCAATTTTCAGGGTCACGGCGTTTCAATAGCTCAATTGCCAAGCGCCAATCAATCGGATTATCTGTGACAGTATCCTTGACGACAGTACGATTGTATTGGTATGGAATTTGCTCAATAGTGCCATCATGTCGGCGGATTTCACGCAATCGTGTTTCTTGAATATTTTCAGTGGTTTGGCTAGTGGTACGATTTGTCTCAAGTGATTGTCGCAGCACTGCAACCGCTTTCACTCTCGCTTGTACCCGTGCGCGTGAAACTGCATCCGCAAAATCCGCTAAACGGTCACGATCTGCAATATAATAGGGCATTTTGGGGTGGTCAAAGCCATTGCGATACGCTGTGCCAACATCCACCCATTGATAAAATGTGGATGTACCAATGCCCACATCCTCGCACATATCGGATATAGTCGTTCCGATTCGCAATAAATAGATGATCTGAGTTTGCAGGTCGGAAGTCAGTGATAATTCACGTCCGCGTTTTTTTGCCATCATTTATTCCATGATTATCATTGCGGCAGTTTTGTCTGCCCGAATTGAGTAACCACGAATAGCGGCTTCACGAATAACACGACTTGGTGGGGCAGCCTGATCACCAATGTTAATATTGCTTGCCTGTGAAAAAAAGGGAATGATTGCAACCACTCCCAAACCCCGATCAAATTCGCTTTCACTCATCAGACGCACCCTTTTTGCGATACTGCTTAACCTCAGCATTGGGATGGGTCATGGCAAGGTTTTGAGCCTCATCATAGGACAAATCACTGATTACAACCTGATAACGGATGTTCACGTCCCCGACTTGAGCGAATTGATCAAAATCAATTTCACCAAGATCATAATCCGTATCATCATCCAAATCAATTGAATGCTCGTAGGCAATTTGCTTGATGGCGGCTTTCAAAACATCATCATCCAATGATGCCATATCTCTGATTAATTGTGACTTGTCCCAATGCAGATTCAATTCGCCAGAACGATTATCGAAATAAGCCATGCGCCGAGCAATATTTTCGGGTGATTCATCATATAAATCCAGATCATCACGCTGAATGACCACCAGTTTTTTTCCGTCAGACTTCACGACAATCGCATCGGTTAAATCCAGCATTAATGCCTGCTCTTGGGTCTTATTGCCAGCGATAATGTTACCATGCTTGTCTACAACGATTCCACGACCTAAGCCCGTCAGTGATAGCGATTGCTCAAGAGCATGGTAACCATCTTCCGTTCCCATATTTGCGTTTTGGGTGTCTTGCCGAAATTCAGTCAGTGAAACGACTTCCGCATCGTATTTTTGAATTGGTTTTTTATTGCTCATAGATTATCCCTCATAAATGGATACTTTGACGCGATAAGCGCCACGACCAGTCGGATGATAACGTTCCAGATAACCCTCATCAAATAAAATGTTCATATGGTTCGAGATTCTTTGCGGTGATGTTTTCAGACGTTTAGCCATCACAGCATAAGTGGGATTTAAACCTGTCGCCAATTTGTGCAAAATGATGGTATTGAGGATTTTTTGCCGAAACATCTGTGATTCGGTTTTGAATGCGGTGGGTTGGGACTGCATTGAATAGGTGCTCATGCTTCAATCACATTTCGAATGGTAAATAATAATGTGGCATCCTTTTTGACAAAATCACGAGTGAATTTTACGGATGCGTCTGTTATATCTTCCGCCTCAACCAACGCAGCATAATGCGGCATATCGGCATCCAGTGGTAAATGGCTTCGATTGTGCTTGAAGGGGAACGGGTGATAAATTATCCAATACTTGTTCATGACATGATTTCCTTAGTGTTATCTGGTTCACAGTAATTTTAGCATAGACCTAAAATATTGTAAAGTTTTCCATGCTTAGGGCTTGATTTAAGCTGTTTTCCAGAGTGTTTAGCAGTGTATATAGCTAAACATAGTAGGAAACACTGGAAAACACCGTTTCCAGTGCAAGGAAAGAGAGACTAGATTGATACCTAGTCTCTTTTTTGTTTTGTCTGAGGATTTTAGCTCAATTTATTCTCGTGCTTCGGTGGCACAGTGCGAGCATAATTGATATTTGCCGACTGGCTCAAGACTAGCAATATCCCTACACCAATCACATTGCGGTTCACTGTCTGCTAAAATCATACTGTGGCACTGTTGGATTTCTGCCCCAAGTCGATTCAGCAAGCGGCGGTAATATGCCGCATAATAAGTATTCTGCATAGCATACGATTTCAATAGTGCATTATCATAGGCTTTGAGCAATTCAGTATATTTGGCTTCATAGTATCCGATAATTGTAATCATGATTTATCCTCTCAAGAAGGGGCATTATGCCCCATTTTCTTCACTTTTGATTTCATCTAGCAGATCGAAATAATGCTCATGAGCATATTGTTCGGCACTTGTCAATAAAAACCGAATTTTGCGCTCTTTTGAATTGGGGGTTGGGTGATTCAAGGTGACTTTGCAAGTCTGCGAAAAAATCTTATTCACTGCATTATCAAAATCAAATTCGTGATTTTGCCAATTTTTAACAAATAACTTGGCTGTGTCGATAGTGGCTTGCTGGCGGTTCATCCACTCATAGTGATCACCTGTTCGCAATTCCACATTGCTATAATATGCAATCATGCTAATGGCATAAGTCAAGCTCAATTCGAGTTTTCTTGCATGATTATCATCCAGTGGTTCAGTCTGGAATAACAGTGTGGCATAGGATTTAAATTGGTCAATCACTGACTGATTGGAACGAGGTGCAAGCTGTTGGGATTCCCCATCGTTTTGTGCATCATAAAGCATATCAGATTTATTCATGTCGGTCTCTTTCAGTGCTTAACTTGTCAATGCTTACAGCTTAACATAGATTTAAAATGATGTCAAGTGTTTCCTCAAAGCATGTTAAAATTGATTGAATCTGTTTTCAGAGCAAGAAAAGAGAGACTAGATTGATACCTAGTCTCTCTTTTGTTTTGTGTGATAGCGTCCCATTATAGAACATTTTCTATATCGTCATACCATCCCATTTATGCGCGCTCCTGTGCAAATAACGATAATTGCTTCTGACCATTTGCCAAAACCGTGTCCTGATACGGGTCACTATCCTGTAATCGTTTCCTGCTTGCCTCAACATATTCCAGCGTAAAATCGCCACAAATGAATTGTCTGTTCGTCTTACGTGCGGCAATCGCTGTTGTCCCTGAACCACTCACAAAATCCAATACAACCTCATGCTCTTGGGTGTAGGTCTTAATCAGATACTCGAATAAGGCTACGGGTTTTTGGGTTGGGTGGACTGTGTTATTGGCACTTGTGAAATCAATTACAGTGAGTGGATAACGTAACCCCTCATTGATTGTAAGATACCCACCAACTGATTTATCACGGACAAACCCTCCTACCGCGCCACGAGTGGCGCGGTAGGAAGCGTCTTCTCTCATTTGTGGATAATATTTATGAGACCCATCAGAGAATACAATAATGCTTTCATGGTTTTTCATCGGTTGGCGATTAGCGTTTAAATATCCAGTACCCTGCGATTTACGCCATATCCATTCATGTCTAAACCACTTCAAATTGCTTACGGTTAAAATACTTGTAAATGGTT